AGCTGTCCTTTCCCCTGTTGTGCCTCATAAACAGGGGCCTTTTTCTGATTGCTTCTCGCTTGTGGGGGCGTGCGACCGGGGTTTCGGGCCGTCGCCGACGTTCTCTTGTTAATGGTGACGACATTGCGTTTTGTAGTGATGACTTGTTCCTTGTCATCTGGCGCTCTGTCGTCGAGCACGTCGGGATGGTCGTGAATTTGGAGAAGTCTGGAAGTTCGACTCGTTTCCTTGAGTTGAACTCCAAGACCTTTGATTGCAAGAAAGATCGATTTGTCAAGAAGCCTGTTCTTTCTGGCTTTCGTAGGGTCTCCTCACCCGGTTGCATTCTCTCGACTCTTCTCGAGGGCCTGAAGGGATTTTCATCTGCTGCTTGTTGGAAGGCGATCATCAGTGTTCGGAATCTTGTCCGACGATCGTCTGTCTGCTTGCAGACAATCCCTCACGCTTGGAGGAAACCTCTCTTAAAGAAGAGGTGGTTTAGGGACGCTTTGATGGTTGACCCGATTGTTGAATCGGTCAGCGTCAAGCGGTCCTGGGACCAAGTTGTGAGGGATGAGATGCCTGATCCTTCCTTCAGGGAGTTGTACGAAGAGGTGGCCGATTTGTCAATGAGCTACCTTATCTCTTCTTTTCGGGGATTGTCGATCCCTGCTTATGAAGAGGTTTTGGTAAAGCAGCCTTCTCGGTTGGAGTGTCGCTGTGGGTCGGACGATTGTTACGAAAATTGTCCGCCTCGTGTTAATAATCCAGTGATGTACTCTGGGACCAAGGTTTCGCTGAGTAAAGCTCGTTGGGCATGGGTCTGGCCGGCCCCCTTGTGGGAGGTTTGGAACCTTTACAATCTTCCTCTTATCCCCTGTCGCAGCCTTGGTACTTGGGCTGACGATTGGGGTCATTTGACAATTAAGAGGGATGTTGTCTTTTCTTGTAAGGTTCCTCCGCCTCGTTCTCTCCTGCCTAGCATCTCCGATCTCCCGGTTCTCCGTCAGTCAATTTCCCCGGCTTTGCCTGGTTACCAAAGGCAGCGCAAGTCGGGATGTCCTCCTTTTAGAGGTCCTGAGGGCGGAGGGGTTTGGCTTTGTGGTATGTGGGGCAGTCAAGAAGGTGTACTGGGGAGGCGATTGAGGGATGTTGTTCAGTACTGGAGATTGGGAAAAAGGATAGTTCCTGCGAGTCCCGCAGGCCTAGATGCCTAGTCAAACTGGCGGTTTGAAGCTATCCTTCTTGTCATCCTTTAGGGAGTGGTCGAATGGGAGATGAGATCTGGGCGGTTGCGGTAACAGTTACCCCAATTAA